TTAGCTCGCCATGCGTTGAATGGTGATGAGCGGCGTTCCGCCGTCGACCGTATTTTGGTTGATCTTCTTGACCATTTCTTCGACGGACTCCGCCTTCACCGTGTCGCCATAGAGCGCGATGCTGATAGCCTGGCGCTGCACGGCTTCTTGGCTTCCGCCGGACGCGGCGCCTGCCGACGGTGACGCACCGCCACCGCCACCCCCGCCACTTGCCGACTTCGAGGTCTTGTTCGTCGACTTGATTGCCATGACTTGCTTCATGCCGAGGGCGAGGTGCGCGGCGGCCATGACGGCGGCCCAGGGCATCGGATATTTCGCGAGCGATTTGGCCACGCCCTCATAGGTCGACACGATGGCGTTTGCGATCGCGACCGCTTTGTTGTCCTCAAACAGCTGCCCCATGATGCCCATGACATCGGAGGCATATCCCGCGACCGTCGCGTGGGCCTCAGCCGTCGCACGGCGCTGAGCGTCGGCATAGGTCTCCCAGGAGATCGCGCCGGCGTCGACCATCTCCTTCAGGTTTGCGAGATCCTGCTGCAGCGTTTCGAACGGCCCGCGGTTCTCCATCGTGAGCCGCATGCCGTCGAGTTTCAGCTGGGCGTTCGCATAGGCCTCGCCTAGCTCGTACAGTTGCTCCAGCTGTGTCGGGCTCAACTCGATATCCTGAGCCGTGGCCGCCGCGATCATCTCTTTGGTGAAACGGTATGCCTCGGCCTGGCCGTTGGTCATTTCCAGCGCCGCCGCTTCGGCCTCCAGCGCTGCCGTTCGTTCCTGCGCCTGCGCGGTCAAATCCCCAAAACCGGGACCGGAATCCTCCTTGTTCATGCCGCTGCGAAGCCGATCCATCGCGCCCTCGCGATCAATCACACCGAAGGCGCCGGCGACACGGCTGTTGGCGTTCGGATCGCCAACAGCACCGCCGGTCAGCTGCGCCTGGCGTTTGATCAGCGCGTCCACCTCCGGGTACAGACTACGGATCGCTGCCATGTACCCGTCGAGCGCGCCGGTAATGTCCATCGTCGCGATGTCGCGCATGGTGGCCGCGAGGATCTCGGCGCTTGCGTCTCCGTTTCGAAAGCCCTCGACCATGTTGGCGAGGTTGAGCGCAAGCTGTTCAGTGTTGCGGTCTGATCCGACAACGAACGAGGCGTTCGCGGCCGCGAGGGATCGCAGTCGCGTCTCGATCGCCTGAAGGCCCGAGAGTTGACGGTCATCGGAGAGGCCGAGCCGGTCCCAGATCGAACCGAAACCGGTCAGATCATCCAGCCTCTCACGGACGCGCCGGAGGCTTTCGCGCACTTCGTCGGGAGCGAGGTTGCGCAGCTTCACCGCCAGCACCTCGGCGTCTGCTGACGCCTGTTTGCTCAAAAGGCCGAGCGCGCGGAGTTCGTCGTTGAGCTGCTCGACATCCTCGGCGCCGCTGCTCGAACGGCTCGCAAGCCACGACACGGCGCCGGCAGTGGCGGCGAGAGCGGCAACGGCAAGCGTGAGAGGGTTGGTGAGGAACGCCACAACAGCGGCACCGACGCCCTTAAGCGCCCCCATGAGGCCCACGCCCGGCCCGAATATCTGGGCCATCTGCATGCCCTGCTGCATCAGCATGATGAACGGATTTTGTCCGGACGCGAGCATGACGGCCATGTCGTTGAGCTGATAGGTGAGGTTCGCCATCTGGCCGGAGTTCACGCCGATGCCTGACGCGGCCTTTCGTGCCGCCTGCTCAGTCGCATCGAAGCGTGCCCGCGCCTGTCCGTGAGCGGCGGCAAGCTCCCCGGTCGAGATGTGCCCTTGAGCAGCGAGCACGCTGTACTCGGCCATTTCCTTGTTGAGGCGCTCTTGCGCCGCGGCGACAGGGTCAAGCTCCGCACGAAGGGCTGCAGCTCTAGACTGGAACTGTGCAGTCTCCCGCGCCGCTTCCTCGAACACGGCCGCAGACTGCGCAGCGGCGCCCTGCACCTGCGCCTGAACACCGAGCAGCCGATTAATGTCCGACTGGTCGACTGAACCTCGCGGCGAGCCGGCGGATTGATAGGCCTCTCGCACGCGCGCGATCGAGGCGGCCGCCTCGTCGGCCGAGATAGCCGCCTGCTCCTGAGCGCGCTCGATGACGCGCATCTGCCGTTCGTAAATCTGCTGCGAGCGCAGCGTGGAATCCAGCGCCACCTTCTGCCGCTCGTATGCGGCCGTTGCCGAAAGCTGCCGGCGAGCGGCGCGCTCGGTCGCGATCGATACGACCTCGCTCGTGCGGCCGAGTTCGTCTTGAGCAGCGGCCACACCGCGCGCGTCAGCTTCCGCCTTCTCCGCTCCGTCGGACGTGTACTGGATGCGTACACGGCGAATGGATTCGAGGGTGGGCAAAGCTTCAGCTCCGCGGTGTGGGTTTCGTTTCCGCAGGCTTCATCTTGCGGACGTGATCCAGGAACACGCCGTCGAGATGACGGATAACCAGCGAGAAGAATTCGAAGGACTCGCCCTCGATATCGTGACGACGCGCGTACGCGTCGATTGTGGTGAAGGTGATCGAACCGGCCGAGCCGAACCCGATTTGGCGATCGCCCGAGATGTCGTGAAAAGCGGCGAGATAGTACGCCAGGTCGTGCGGGAGGTCCGGACGGGTTTCAAGGGCGCGAGCCGCCCCCGTAATTTCCTCGACGTCTTCGAGGAAGTCGATGTGGTCGCCCCACTGCAAATCCCACAGCAGGGCGTCCTTCAGTTTTTTAGGTCGTCCTCGAGCTCGACTTCCTCTTCGTCGGCAACGGTGGTCGCCGCGACCATGCAAGCATCGCGGAAGTCGATGTAGTCGGGATTTTCGAGCAGCTCGCGAAGCTTCTCTTTCGAGAACGGGAGCGGCGTTCCGTCGTCGTCCGTCAGGTTCCACGCCTTTCCGAAATCCGGCGAGGTTTCGTCGGGGTCGGTCGTAATGCACGTCTCGACAAGAATGTCCGTGTTGAGCCGATCGCGGTTCTTCTGACTCATCGAGCCGCGCTTTTCCTTGCGCGGAAGCTTCTCGACAAACTTCGCGGTGAGCGTGGTTGCCGCCTTGTTGCGGAACCCGCGCGTGAAGATTTTCAGGTCGTCGCAGTTCGGGAGATCGCCCATCCAGCGGCCGTTCTCGCGAGCTTCGGAATTGGACTTTAACGCAGACAATTTCATTTGGCGGTTTTCCTTACTTGCCGGACTTCGCCGGCCTCGTGGTGGCCTCGCGGGTTGCGTGACCTTTCTTCACCAGCAAGTCGGCGTATTTCGCCGGCAGATCGGTCGGCTGCTCGCCGACCTTGAAACGGCGCTTCTTCTTTCCGTCCGGATAGCCGTCGAAATCCCGGGTGATCGTGATGCCGTTGTCGGCCATCTGCTTCGCTCCTTAGCGTTTGCCTCACCTATCAGGCGACGGCGCGGGTGATTTTGATCGAGCACTCGTCCGAGGCGTCGTATTCCGCCTGCCAGGGGATCTCCGCCATGACGTCGTCGTCGTTGCCGCCGATCGTGCGGGCGCCGTCGAGGAAGCGGGCCTTGGGGATTGAGATCGTGTATTTTTCGGCCGTCGCGGCGCCGATGGTGAGGGCAATTGCTCCCGTCGCGTGGTCGAGCACCTTCTGGTAGAGCGCATTGCTCGTGAAATAGGCCGTAAGCGTTCCGGTAACGACGCAGCGCCCATCACCGAACTCTTGCGTGTATGGCGTACCGATTGCCGGACGCACGCGCAGGCCGTTGTTCACCTCGATGTTGAGCGCCCGGATGATCGGTACGGGGTTAAGGGCTGCGACCGCCAGCGAGGCGGCGTGCGCCGATGCCGTCAAGATCGGTTTGGAATTCGGCGCCGTGTATGTGGCCGCGTCGATGATCGCGGTGTCGAGCGTTTCGGAGTGACCCATGATGCCGATATTGCCGGTGACGAGCCCGCGGGCCTCCATCGCCAGCGACAGCGTGTTCACCATGCATCCCAGGAACCGGCTGAAGCTGTCCGTAGCGCCGAGTTCGACCGTCTCCTCAAACGTGAAGCTCTGCGGCGTCACGCCGTTCTTGAGCACATCGGTGGCCCACGAGCCCATCAGCGCCGCGGCGAGCAGATCGTCGAATGAGCCGTAAGAGAGCTCGATCGGATAGCCCCCGGTCACGTCGATGCCGACGAGCGGAATTTCCGAGACGTTGCGGTCGGCGCGGATCTCGTTCGATACGGCGGTGGCCTTCGTAGACCTCAGGCCGCCGCTCGTGGCCCGCATGACCTGAAAAACCGGTTCGGCCGGCGTGACGCCGTAGCTCGACTCCGCGATATAAGCGACACGCGAGCGGCTGCTCGATCCAATAGACATGATGATGCTCCGTCAGATAGCCGCCGCGGCCGGCGGCCGGGCTTGTTGGTCAGCCGATGAGGTCGTGCTGAAAGGGCGTGGAGAACGAGAAGACCTGATACAGGCCGTCCTCGTTTCGGTCGTCGAAGACCGGATCGGTAGGCGCAAAGGTAAGAACGCCGGAAATGTCTTTACCGCGCAGCGAAGCGGCGAGCGTATCGCACATGGTGACGGCCGCCTCGCGCGCGTTGGCGACGGCACGCTTCTGGTTGACCACAAGCCGGATTGTCCCGGTATGGCGATAGACGTTCGAACCCGGGGCGCCCAGGCTTGCCTGCTCTGCATCGCTGACCGGGTACTGGATCGCGACGAAGGTCCCGCCTTCCGCCGGCCGGTCGGCGTCCTCGTCAAGAAGCCCGATGAACGTAACCGCCGGGTGCTCTGCCTTGAGATAGGTCTCAAGCGCGCTCACCGTCGCTAATCTCGCCATGTCCCTACCCTGCCGTTACGACGATGGCCGGTTGCCGGCGAAGCCATTCCGCGCGGGCCCGGGAATTCAGGCCGCGTCCGGCGCCGGTCAGCGCCGTGCGGCTCGCCCAGCTTTCGAGGGCGGAATTGCCGATCGGTGCGCGAAAGCTGAATCGAACCCGGGCGACGTTTCCGAAGCGCTTCTTCGCCAGGGCCGCCACGCCCTCATAGACACCGTCCGGCGCCTGTTTGCTTTGGCCGCGCTCAATTTTGCGCGCGTAGGGCTGAAGGTTCACGAACACGAACTCGGTGGCATCCGGGATCGCCGACAAGTCGTCAACGCCTTCCCCGTCTGCGAACAGCGCATGGGATGCCTCGTAATCGCCTTTCAGGCGCGGCGAGTGCTTGACCAGCGCCTGATGGATCCAGATCAGAACATCTTTGATGAACTCGAATTCGAAGACGATGACGCCGCTAGGTTTGACCGACTGCAGCGGGGCCTCGGCGCGCCCGTCCACGAAGGTATCGTGCTCTGGTACCCGGCCGATCACCGCTCGGTTCTGCTGCTGGGCGTCGTTCAGATGTTCGCGAGCTACTCTTGCGCGGAACTCCGCTTGAGCATCCGGCGCCAGGTCCGGCTGGACGAATGCCACGACGCTGCGCTCGACAGCATCGATCCGCGTCTTCACGCGCGTGGCCATCAGCCCTTCGCGGCGATGTTGTATCCGATCAGCTCGCCGGCGATCCGCCGCGAATGCTGATCGACGTCTTCGATCGCGAGGCCAACGCCGTCCACCGTGAGAATGTCGCCCTTTCGCGGCACAAAACTGCCAAGACCCTCGTTCAGCAGAACGATTTTACGGGTGCCTTGATCGAGACCATTGACGAGCTCGTCCGGATCAAAGCCTTTCACGCGCACGAGCAGGTCCGGAACGGACGTGCCCCCGCGGGAAATCGTGGCGCGAGATCCGTGCTTGTCGAGAATGCGCCTCAGCGAGTCCCGTGCCTGCTGAGGCGTCATATCGCGTCCTCGGTCCGATACGGCTGCAAGGCGGCGAGCACGGACGGCGAAAGAGCGCTCCCTTTGTCGCGGCCGAGGCCGCCGATCTGGTATTCGAACCGGCCGACATCATCGATCGTCTCGGCGCGCAGCAGCGGGTTGGCCGACGACTCGGCTCGCGCTTCACGCACGGCCTGACCGGCTGCGTATTTGAGATCTTCTGGTACGGCTTCAAAGCCGGCCTTGTAGGTGATCACGAGGTCGCAGCGCCAGGCGCGGCGGCGATTGGCTTCCAACCGAGAAATCAGGCCGGCCGCCTTGTCGACTTCGTATTGATCGCTGGCCAGCGTATCGCCGTCCTCGACTATGGAGTCGATTGTATCGATGAAGCGCCGGGAAAGACGCAGCACGGCCCCGCTCGGCCGCCGCCATTTGTCCTCGCAGGTCTCCCGCCGGAGCGTAGGCGGCTTGATGCCGTCGACCTCGACGCCGCACTCGTGGGCGAAAAGTGAAGCGATGCGCAATCCTAGCGCTGTCAGAGCACCGTCCTCGCCCTCGCCCGTTACGCCGGCGGCCGCGCGCAGCTCCTCAATAGAAAGAAGCTGCAGGTCGGTAGCCGGCGTAACGACACGGAACATCGTTATTCGCCCTTGGCGCGCTTGCGGAGAGTTTCGACCTTGGCGTTCTTGGCCGGCGCAGCGCCGTCCCGCTTGGTCAGGAACTCGCGGAGTTCTTCTTCGGTGGCCTCATCGGCATCGAACTCGCCGTCATCGTCCTCCGACGAACCATCTCCCGTGCTGTCGCCCGCGCCGTCACTGGCCGCCGGCGGATTTTCCGTCTCGGCCTTCCTGGCGTCCGATTTGGTGCCATACACGGCGGCGCCGCGCTTGACCCATCGATCGGCCGAAGCTTGATCGAGCGAGACCGTCTCGCCCTTCTTGTAGCTTTCCTCTTCCTTGGTCCCCTTGCGGTGGTCATCGACGACCCGGGCCTCAAGGAATGTGATTGTCTTCTTCTCGCCCATCGTAATGCACTCCTCAGAACCGCCGGCCGACACGAGGCCGGCCGGGCTAGCTATGCAAGTCGCGGAATTGCGGCTTACTCGATCGTTTCGATGACGGTGTCCGCGGGGACAATGGCGCCGTATCGCGGATTGGCCGCGATCACGAGAGCAGCCAGATCGCTCGTGGCCGTTGCAACCGTGACGGACAGACGCGCCCAACGAAAGCCGTTGGACCGATCAAGCGACTCAGCGCGAAGATTGATCTGCGCCTGCTTGTTCGATCGGTCGGTGCCCGCCTGCGTCAGCTGGGTGATTGCCTTGCCGGTGATGTCCTTGGCGTCGCCACCGGCTGCGGTGTTGGCCTGCTGGAATTTGGCGTCGACGGTCGCGCTCGTGCCCAGAGCGCCGGCCAAGATGATGGCCAGAAGCTCGGGGTATTTCGACATGTCGATCCAGCCCGTCGTGTAGGTGTTTGCGGCCGTCGCGTCGGGATTGATGACGCCAACCACCGCAACGCCTTCGCTCAGAAGTCGCTGCATGATCTCTCTCGCAAATTTGATGAATTTCGGGGTGAAACAGCGGCGCCGCAGCGCCGCCGGCACTACTCAGATTCCCGCCTGACTATCAGGCGCGTTCGTCGAGGGTGACGAAGGGCGAGACCGTGTCCGTGCCCTTGAACGGCGTCATCGGCGACTCCCAGATCGGCTGGCCGTCGACGCGAACGACAAACCGGAAGGCGGTTTCGTCGTGGACGAAGCGAACGTGGATCGAGATGTTCTTCTTCACGCCGCCCTTGCGGATCATCAGGTACTCGTTCGGATCCGCGAGCACGATGTCGCCCTTGTCGCCGAGCTGCGAGTTGAACTCGGTCGGGATGACCGGCCGGCCCAGCAGCGTGGAGTTCGGAGCGTCCGCGAGATCGCGCGGCGGCAACCAAATCGGCTTGTCGCCCAGCGTCAGGCCCATCAGTTGGGGTTCGATCGACTGGTTGATGAGCCACACTGCCGTCTTGCGGCTCCGCGACCACATGCGGGCCCACATCTTCAACACGTTCTGGGTGACGATCGTGTCGGCAGTCTGGGAGCCTTCCTTCGCGACCGAAATCAATGCCGCGGAGTTCATGAAGCCGAGCGGCATGCCCGCGCCGGTGCCCTCGAAGATGGCCCAGTCGAGCTTGAAGGCGAACTCCTCCTCGAAGGCCATTGTAATGATGGCCTCAAGGGCAGCGGCGTCTTCGAGAAGCTCGTCCGTCGCGTACAGCAAGCCGGTCAGCTTGTGCAGCTTCAGCGTCATCTCACGGAACTTCAGGGTCGAGGCGAGTTTCTCCTGACCCTCGCCTGTCCAGAACGCCTGGATGCCGCCGAAACGAGATCCGTTCGCACGGCTGGTTTCCTTGATCGCGTTTGCGGTCAAACCATTCGCGCGGCCACTGATCGGAATGTTCCGCACGCGGCTTGCCAGATCGCTGCGCTCGTAAGCACGGGCGAGCAGTGCTTCGGTGAAATCGGTCTGAACCAGGAACCCGCCTTCAGCGCCGACGCCCTCGCTCTGTCCGGTCGCCGCCTGGAACGTCTCCCACTGCAGACGACGATCTCGGGCGCCACCGTTGGCCGTAGCAGCGACCGCAATCAGCATTTCGCCCAGCGAGGCAAACCGCTCCTGCTGTGGCCTTGCCGCAGCAGGTACGCGCGCCTGCTCCTCTTCATCGGTGTCCTCGGAGGCGCCGCGGATCGATTCCACCGAGCGGCGTTCATCCATCAGCTTTTCTTCACGCGCAATCTGCGCGTTGACCTGGTCGATCTCGCCGCCATCCTTCGTGATGGCTTCGAGCCGCGCGGTTTCGTCGGCGGTGATCGTGCCGGCGTCTTCCTTGGCGGTGAGGGTCTGGGCTTCAGCAAGAAGCTTGACCTTCTTGTCGCGCAAAACCTTGATTCTCATTTTGCTAGTCCTCGTAGGTACGCGCCCCGCGGGCGCACTGATGCGATCCGCGGCCGCGCAACGGCCTCGGGGGTGGACACGCCGGGATCGGGGTCTCTACAGAGCCCCTACCCGCCGAATTCTGGTGTTGGTGGTCAGTGCCTCAGCAGAGCGAGGCGGGCGTGGCGCGGGTTCCGCGCGGTCTGTTCTGCGGGCGCCTGCTCCGCGGCTTGCGGCGGTGGTTCAAAAGTCGCGCCCGGCACAAGAGAGCAGAGAAGTCGGCCACCGGCGTCATGCCCATCGATGGCGTATCTCGCCTTGCCGTTAGCGAGCGTGATTGCGACGTGCGCCTCGGTAACTTCGAGGCCTCCGTCGTCGGTTACAGAGCGCAGCGCATCGGGATCAATAACGGTTCGTTTGGGCCAGGCGCCCGCTGCGCAGACAGCGGTGGAGCCGTCGTCGGCTGTCAGGGCAGTAAGCAAAATCGGCTGGAATTCGTCGTGAGACGCCGTTTCCTGTGTCTGTTCGCCTTCCGCCGGGTTTTGATCTTCGCCGCGGCGCCGCGCATTCGATGGCCTCTGCGCAACGCCGATGCGCGACAGCGCCACGTCGATCGTCGCGATCTGGTCGATGAGCCCGGCCTTCTTCGCGGGCCCAGCCATCATGCAGCGGCCCTGGCCAAAGTTCTCACGAACCACGGAGACGTCCACGCCGCGGCCGCGCGCGATCGTTTTGAGGAAGTCGGCGTAGATGGCATCGACCTCGCTCTGGAAGTAAGCCTTGGCTTCCTCCGTCAGCGGCTCGTAGGGGTTGCCTTCCGTCTTGTACGGCGCCGCCTTGATGAACGTGATCTTGATGCCCTCGTTCTCAAGGAGCCCGGAAACATCGCAGTGCGCCATGAAAACACCAACCGAGCCAATGTCGGCGGACGGCACCGCAATGATCTGGCTGGCCTGCGACGCGAGCCAATAGCCCGCGCTCGCACAAAGCGGATTTACGAGAACAATCACCTTCTTTTTCTCGCGAGCGGCGAAGATCGCGTCACCCGCCTCCTTCGTTCCGGTCACGGCGCCGCCTGGCGTATCCATATCGAGCACGATCGTGCCGATATCGGGATCGTTCGCCAGCGCATTCATGGTCTGCGCGAGGAGAAGCGACGAGAAGCAGTAGGGCTGCCACTCGTAGTCATAGAGTGCGATACCGCGCACCGAAACGAGCGCCACCGCTTTGCCGGGCCCGCCGCCGGGAATGACCTGCGGACCGGCCGAAATCGCAACATGCTGCGGACCGTCGTCCTCGTCGTCGCGGTACCCCATGACGTCGCGCAGCTGCGCCTCGGACACCTTCTCGCCCCGAACGACATCCTGGACCAGCGAAGCGATCGCAGCGCCGCGGCCGCCCATGTGAAAAGCGACGGGCTGGCCGACATGGCCGAGTAAAGCCCGGCGGAATTGCAGCATCTTGTTCATGTCAAAGCCTTCACGCTGTTCTGTTCGATGGTCCGGGCGAGCTGCGCCGGCGTTGAGTCTTCCCGTCGATCGAGGAGCCCCTCGGTATCGTTGGCCTGCAGCAGCTCGTTTTTCTGGAAGGTGCAGTAGGCCCTGGCCGCATCCTTCGAGATGCCCAACGCCGTCATTACGCTGCTGACGTGGCCGCCGTAGAATGCGTCCGTCCATGTGCGGAAAGCATCGGCGTCTGCGCCGAACCGCATCAGGGCTTTCCGAATTGCAGCATTTTCCTTCCGGATCAGCGCCGCAGCGCGATCAAGAAGCGGCGCCTGCGCCTCTTCCTCCTCGCGCACATTTCCGACCTGCATGTTGATCGGCGGGTCGAGATCGTCTTCACCGTCGATGTCCGGGAAGCCTTCGATCCGACGGACCTCGTTGCCGGTAAGCCATGGACGATGACCGCCAGAACCGCGCGCCTTTGCGAAGTATTCTGCGCGAGCCTTCCAGTCGCCGCGCAGCAGGGTCTCCAGATTGAACTCCGCGAAATACTTTCCCTTGGCGACGATCAGGTCGCGGCGGATCGCTTGCTCGATGCGCTTGCACCACGGGCGCAGCGTGTAACGCACCAGATCGAGAGCCTGCTGCTCGACATTCGAGTGTGTGGCACCGTCATAGATGCCGAGCATGTGCAGCGGCATCCGGAACCGCATGGCGATCAAAGTGACTTGCCATTTGCGGGCCTCGAGCAGCTGTGCGTCCTTCGCGTCCATCGTGGCGCGCTCGAACTTCACACCCTCTTGCAACAGCATTGGGCGGTGGGAATTCGAGGCGCCGGCGAAGCGACGCATAAGCGCCGTGATCAGATTCTTCTGTGCGGCCTTCGACAGCTTGCCGGGGTGGACCAGATATCCGCCGATGTTCATCTTGTTCGAGAACACGCGCGCTGCGTACTCGTCGGCCGCCATGCCCAGGCCGATATCTTCGGCGGCGAGATCCACCGCGCGAAGGCCTTTGATGCCGTCACTCGAGATCCCAGGGATTCGGAACATCTCCTCCTGCAGGAGGATGCGCGTCCCGCCGGTGTGAGGATTGGTGACTTTGAAGCGCAGCGACCCGTCGGAAAGCAGTTCCTCTTGAACGCGGTCGCGATGCAACGGGATGAGCTGATCGACAGCACCGCGGGGACCAGGGACAATCTCGGCATAGCCCACGCCGCGCAGAGCGGCGTGAAGGATCATCATTTCCCAGAACTCGACCGCCGTATTGATCCGGTTCGGCTGGTAACGGATCAACTCGTCAAGCGGATGGTCCGGCGCGTCAAGTGGCCCCTTCGGCGTGTCCATACGCATACGACACGAGGTCGTCGCGATGGTTTCCGCGAGCACACGAACAACGGTGTAAAGAGCTGCCGACTTCAGAGCGAGATCGGGCGTAACCCGGATAGAAGCCGCGGTCTTGGCCCCGGTTTCGCCGTACCAGAAATCGTCATCGTCCGGCGGAATCTCGACTCGATCATCGTCGGACGACGCGCGCCAGCGCACGCCGAGCCCGCGCCCGATCGTGTTCATCAAGCCCATGCCCGCCATCCCTCTCAGACGTAAACGTCGTCGTCTTCGTAAACCGAGCGGCCGCCGGCGGCGCTCGGGTTCATCTGAAACAGCGCCATCGTGTTCAACAGCGCCATTAGCGGGTCGATTTTCGCCGTACCGCTCGCTTGTTTGGTGATCCTGATCGCATTGCCGACCGGCTCCACCTTGGCGTTCATGACGGCGTAAGCCATCAGCGGCGAACCGCAGTGGACCAGATCCCCTGACGCGAGCTTGCGCTCAGCCGTCTTGATGGCGCCGTTCAGCTTCCAGCCCTGCGGGATGCCCACGATCGTCTCGCGCGGAATGTTGCGGCCGACGACCTCTTCAGGAATGTCGCCAATGCCGGCCTGGTCGACGCCGACGCCCGCTTTCGCAGGCAGAAGGCCTTCTTCCCAAATTCTCTCGACGATATCGCCAACCTCGCGGACATCCTCGCCCAGCTCGTCGACTATCGTCAGGTGTCCCGTCGACTCGAAGTCTAGCAGCCGCGAGGCCTCGGACTTCCGTCGCTCAAGCACCTTGCGGTGGCACCACGCGTGGCCCCAGTGCAGCAGCCGGCCGGTTTCCCTACACCGGCCGACGACGGCGAGGCCCAACAAGTCGTCGAGGCCGCCACCGTCGATTCCGACAACCACGACGTCGCAGCGGCGAAGGATCTCCTCGAATGTGAGGCCGTGCTCATGCGCCTCGTCCCAGTGATCGGCGCCGGCCCAGGAGTCGGACCGTTGGGCCGAGCCGAGCTCGACGTTGAAGTGCTGCGAGGACAGCAGCGCCAGCTTCTCGGCGCGCTTATCGGCATTGAGCGCGTCGGCCGCGATCAGCTCGTTGATCAGAAACTGCTCGGAAACCGACCGATTGAGGTTCGGGTTTACGACCGGCCATAGCTTGCGGTCCCGCCAGCCTTCCCGCTCGGAGAGACGCCGCGGCAGTTCGTAAAGCACCGCCAGGCGCGGAAGCTTGATTTTCCCGTCGCGGATATCGCGGGCTATTTTCAGTTCGGAGCTGAAGATGCCGACCGGTGGCTCTTTCGACTGCGTAGTGATCTGCAGAAAGAACCCATCCTTGCGCTTGGAGAGCGCACCCCGGATCTCCGTCAGTATCTTCGCCGCTTTCGGCTTAAGCGCAAACTCGTGCGTCTCGTCCAGCAACGAGTAAGTCGCCTTGCCACCGGTCACCGCTTCAGTGTCGGCGGCTTTCACCTCAATCTTGGCGCCGGTACCCCGGTGCGTCAGCCTCCGCAAATGCGGCTGAGGATGGAAGATATCGCGCAGCTCGTCGTCGAGCGCGATCATTCCTAGAATCTGTTCGAACGATGTGTGCGCAATGCCGATCGACGGCGCGATCAGCAACGACTCGGCCTTGGGCCGCTCGTTCATGATGGTCGCAACCAGAATGATCGGCGCCGCCACCGAGCTTGTTTTGCCGTTGCCTTTCGGAACGAGGATGAACCCCTCGTTGATGTGTCGGACGTAGGTTGCCGGATCGAGAGCGCCGAACATCGCCTCGACGATCGGAAACACCCATTCACCGCACGCATCGCCAAGTCTGGGCGTTCCGATTACGTCCGGGATGCGAAGCCGCTTGAATATCCGCAACGCTTTTGCGCGCGGCTCTTCGAACAGCGGCAGGCTCGGAACCAGGGACTCGCCCGCCAAAAGAAGCCGTTCCCAGTCTGGGCACGACGTGTCCCATTCGGGGTTGTAGGCCATCAGTGCTTGCTGAAGCCCGGCTTCAGGTCATCGCCCCACTCGCCGTTGTTGCCGGCGAGTGCCCGATCGGCTGCTTCTTGCTGTTGTTGCTTCTTTCCGGATTTCTTCGGCTCAGCCGCCCCGGTCGCCGCCGGGCGCTGGCCTCCGACGCCGTCCCAAACATCTCGTTCTTTCCAGCCGCCGCGGCACTTCAGGAAGAACACCAATGCACCAAGCGTGGGCTTCTGCTCCTCACGGAGACAGTTGCCCTTTTCGTCGAACCTGGCCGGCGCGCCCAGCGCCATGCGGACGAGAGTTTCGCCGCCCCGAGCCACCAAGCGCATCTCGCCTTGGTCGATCTCACGTGCGTAGTATTTACGCAGCGTTTTTGGATCCTTCAGCCCGACGAGCTCGCAGATCAGTTCCTGCGGCGTGCCGAGGCCGGTGTGAAGTTCGACAATTTGCCGGAACTGATCCGTCGGGTTGTATCCGGGCCGCCCCCGCGACCGTTTCGCCGCCGATGGTTTGACAGTTTTCTTCTTCGCTTTCGATGTCATGGGTTTCCAGGGTGCTGGGCCACTGGGGCGTGCACAGCGCCCTTCATTTTCTCGGATCGCTGCGTGGCTTCGCCGCCGATCGAGGAGTGAACTTGCTTCACGCCCGGCAAGATCGTCGGCGAACACAGGAGCAAGAGATGGAAGCGAAAACATTCACCAACCGGTCGAACGCCCGTCGTGCCGCTCGCGCCGCCGGCATTGCCGCTGACAAAATCGAGATCGTCGTCGAGGCGGACGGCCGCTTCGCTTATCGCGAGGCAGCGGCGACACGCGACACGCTGAAGGTTCCGAAGTTCCTCCGCCGTACTGGCCCACTGTCCCCCGAGGAAAGCAAACGGCGCGATGAAGCCGCCCGAGAGGTCCGTGTTCAGCTCGCGGCCGAGCAGGCGAAGAACAAGCCCTCGCCGCCCGCCAAGCCGGCCAAGGCCAAAGTCGCGCGCGGCCCGACCAAGATCGAAACCCTGCTGGACAAAGCGAAGTCGAAGAAGGGCCTGTCTCGCACGGAGCTGGTCGAGATCACCGGCTGGACCAAGTTCGGCGGCTTCTTCGGCGGCGCCAAAAAGGCGGGGCTAAAGCTTCGCAGCGAGAAGAAGGACGGCGAGACTGTCTGGTTCGCAGACGCGGCCTAAACCTCCGCGGCGGGGCTTCCGTAGAACCGGAAGCCCTGAACCGCCCTGAAGTGCCCGCCAAATCCGGGCGATCCCGTAATGACTTTTCCAGACGGCTTCGGCTTTCGACGCGATTTCCGGATCGAGGCCGAGCTTTTCAGCTTGTTGTCACCGTAGAGCGCTGCAGATACCTGCCGCCACCGATCATCCCTGCGCAGCGCAGCGGCCAGCTGCGGGTGCGAGGTATGAAAGATCGTTGTCGTCTTTCGGCCCGGCAGCCTGGCGTCTGGATCTCCGCTCGCCTGCATCTCGCAGATTGCGTTCAGAAACCTCATGCCGACGCCGGCGCCCTGCCACTCCGGCATCACGACAAGGCGACACGCCCTCGCTTCGACGACCTTGCCCTTGTTCTTGCAAGAGACGGCCACGTGGCTGACAAGTTCGCCCTCGACGATGCCGACGTAGTAGGCGGCGCCCACCATGAGCGGCAGCTTCAGATAGTGATGCGGCTCAAACAGCGGCCAGAGACTGGCGTTTGTCTTCCAGATCTCAAGATCGAATTGCGGCCGTCGTCGAAGACACCCCCTTGCGAAGGATCCCTTCGCGGTGTCGAACACCCAGTCAGGCTCCAGCCACTCGATGACATCGTAATGCGGCGTCAATACAACGGCCTTGTGTCCGGTACCGAGCCGGCGCCACGCCTTGCCGAAGGCGAGCGCGCCGAACCTAGCGATCTGACGATCGACAACGCTCGTGAACTCGTCGACCACGGCCGCGGCCGGCCGCTCGCATATTAGCCGCGCAAGATCCGCGCGGAACTTCTCGCCGTTCGACAGAACCGGGTACGGACGAAGCCATGACGGCACCGAGCCGAGGCCGACAGAGCCGAGGGCCGCGGTGACCTCGTTGAAGTCGCCGTCAGCGGCAATGGCATCGATTATCGGCTCATCCGCGGGCCATTCCGGCCGCCAGATCGCGCATTCTCCGAACAGCGCCTTGCCGATGCTCGTCTTGCCGGATCCGGACGGCCCGACAACAACACCTATCGCCCAGGCGTCGTCATCGATGTCCAGTTCAGCATCGAGATCGAAATTGCATCCGCTCTCCGCGTTGAAGAGCGATTTCACGCGCGCGGCGCGATAGCTGCCGAAGTCGCGGCAGCTGTTTCTGACCTTGATCTGCATCGGCGGCCTCACGTGGCCACGACGCGGCAGGAAAGGCCCTGCCCGGTCAACAATTCGAAGATCCGCCGCTGTTCGTCCTCGCCGGCGCAGACAACGATTACGCCGTATTGCTCAGCGTAGCGCGCCGGCGGCGCGGGCTCGATTTCGCCCAATGCGCCGAGGGCCTCGACGTCAAAGCCGAGCGGGGCGAGGTCGAGCCCGGCGTCTCCCAGCATCCTCAGCTCGTCGCCAAGAAGGTCAGTAGCCCAACTCGTTTCCTCGCCGACACGGTTGTCGGCCAGGCGATAGGCGCGAGCCTCGTCCTCGCTGAGCTCCGCGACGTGAACCGGCGCCGTTGCAAGGCGCAGATGCCTCGCCGCCAATAGCCGGGTGTGGCCGACGATGATGACGCCGGCCGCGTCCACGACAATGGGCTGACGCCAGCCAAATTTGTTGATCGAGGCCGCGACTTTCTCGACGGCCGATTGCGGGATGACACGGGGGTTCCGGTCATAGGGAACGACAGCGTCCAATGGACGCCATTCGATATTCAGCTCTTGGTTTTCTCGCATGACTCGACACACAGTTCCCCCGCCAGTGGCCCTGGCAGCGGGGCGGCCGACGACGTCGGCCGGGTCTAGGTCGTGCGAGGTAACGCTCGCGGCTCGGCGCGTTGGCGCGCGCCTTGCCCCCGCTCCATTTGGCGCGGGGCAGTCTCGTCAGTTTCGGGTTTTGCCTTTGGGCTTCCCGTCGCCCTCGACCTCGTCCTGGGAGAGGACGGATGCGGCCAAGGAAACGATCTCTTTTCGCGTTGGCTCGTAGCCTTCGAGGACTCGGCCGGCGAGCTTCGACAATCTTGCTGAGCTCTGTTTGCGGGCGGCCATACAACACCTCCGAAAAGCCAACGGAAAAAGCCGCCCCGGGTCACCGGAGCGGCTTGAAAGAATACGCAATTTTTGCGCATTTATCTTGCGCGAATACGCAAAATCTGCGCATTATGAAGGGGTCAGGCAGCCGCCTGACGTCGGACTGGAGGGAACCATGAGCGTAAAGCTCACCATCCAAGTCCGGATCGGGAGATGGAGACTAGTCCTCTCCATCGCCCGTTAACCGGGGGCCGGGGGGCAGCAATGCCCTCCGGTTCTCAGGGAATATAACCGCCAACCCGAGGCCGTTCAATGTTCAACACTATGAGCCCAGCCGAATTCGTGGCGCTCCGAAAGCGCTTCCGCCTCAACCAGTCCGACTTGGGTATCGCCTTTGACGTCAGCCTTCGGACCATCCAAGGCATTGAAGCGGACGACGGACGCAAGGCCATCGGCCGAGTTTACCAACTCGCGATCGAGCGCCTCGCACTCCGCTTTGCGGCCCACATGGAAGATCCCGATATCGCGCCGTACGACGTGCGAGAGGACGCCAAAGAACTCGTAGCCTGGGAAATTGCGTTCGCCGCAACGAGCAGCAGCGGCAGTTACTCCATACCGAAGCGGGACATCATCGATATCGCATCGCCGGCGCCAGGCAGTCAGCAGAAGCGCGGCGACCTGCTGCGCATTTGCAATCGGCAGGTCGAGTTCGACCCGAAAGGTATCGGCCGCAAGCTGGAGCCGGGTCACGCAGATCGCAAGTAAGCCTCGCCGTTACCGGCGAGGCCTGCCCGTCACGCCTCGGCGGGTGTGAAGTCGATATAGAATTTCTGCCCCGGCTCGATCTTGCCGATGAGAGTCGGGTTGGCGATCGACAGCTCGAGCGATCCGCTCGGGCTGAACTTCGCGTACGTATTGTCCTCGTCGCTCCCGTCTCCCGGGTAGGACTTCGCCGCCACCGCGCTCATTTTGACGCGGTCGCTGCCCTGAAAGCGGTTCACCTCCAAGACAACCATCTTCGCTCGCATTGTTCTGGACATTGCTGCCTCTCCTTTTTGGCGGCCTCGGCCGCGATTGCCCGCTTCTGATAGGCGGGAATAAATCGGCGCGCATTGCGCCGGCCCCGAAATTTTCGGCGGCGAAAAAAAATCTGCGAATGGGCCCCCACGCGGTAACGGCCCCCGGCCGGCTCGGGATTTAGGCCCCCCCTCCCTGATCACGACGCGAGGGCCGAGCCATGCGCTTTGATCTCTCCTCGTTGGTCTTGCGCGTGTGGCATGAACCGCATCGGGCCAGGCCATTGGCTGGATCGAGGGGTTCTCCTCCATCCTGCAGCTCGATGACGTGGTCGGCGAACAGCCTGATGCCTGTACGATGGGGTGTCTTGCACCGAGGGTCTTGGCATTTACCGTTCGCAAGCTTGATGACCTGAGCGCGCCAAGCGCGATGCTCCGGGGTCAGGTAGTGCGGGTCTGCTGTCTTCTGTGCCGGCAAGGCTGTGCGGATGTCGAGCATCTGCACCGAGGACTGGAGCGTTGGAATACGCGCCATCACCCTGCTGCCTTCTGTTCCAGACTGTGAAGGAGTTTAAATTCACTCCCTCGCTGAAGGCTCGGGAGAACTCAGAGTTTGAGGTTTGAGAGAATGCGCGCGCGACTGGGCGCAGAACTCCACTCAACCCTGATTCGGCGCGAAAAATGCGGACAAAGGGCCCACGCTGTCAATGGCATGGCTTCTGTCGTACCGGACAACCGAGGGGTTAAAGCGTTGTGCGGACATGCATTTCTGGCGATGAAGCAAGCCGGACAAACTACCCTTGTCTCACTTGTCCGAAGGCTGTCTTATGCCGGGCGAACGATCGGGGCGACACATGCTGACCGCAGCCGGAATGACCGTAGTTGGCCTAGTCTTTAACCTGATCGGTGTCCTGATGCTGTTCCGGTACGGCATGCCTTTCCGGCTGTCGACTGGCACCGGCGGCTATGTCATCACCACTGAGGGCATGGACGAGGCGGATATCAAACTCGATGCACGGTATCGGGCGCTTGGCTATGTCGGCCTCGGCCTGGTTGTCGTCGGAACCGCCTTTCAAGTCTACGGAACCGTCGCCTCGGCGGCCTAACCTTCAGGGGAGATCGAGATGCCAGATAAAACGATCAAGACAGACGTCGGTACGGTGAAGATAGGTGACGACGGGACCATCAGCTTGTCCGTCAACAAGATCACGAAGATCTCGATCGACAACATCACAGACGTGCACTCGCACGTCATTATGCGCGAGGGCGACACCACAGTTCATCAAATTAAGTTCCGGGACGAGGGCTCTGTTGATCTAGCTTACAAGGCCGACGGCAAGCTCGTGCGCTTTGCTGCCGACAAGATTCAGACCAGCGTCGACAGTTCGGGCGTAGTGGTCCTGATGCGGAAGGACGCCTGAAACCCGGTATGACGACCGCCGATTGGGCAATCATCATCAGCTTCGGTTCGCTGGCGATTTCTGTCGCCAGCTTCATCTGGAATGTGTTGTCCAAGTTCATCCATCCGAAGCCAAAAGTCCGCGTCTCGTTTTCGACCATGGCGATGTTTCCGTCACCGCCAGGCAGCCCGTCCTTTCTGTCGCTGCAAGCGACGAACCACGGCCCGGGAGATGTTACGCTGCACATGGCAATGGCGCGCTCCCGAAGGGGCAGGCTAAAGCGGCTCGAGTACGGGTTTTTGACGCCCTCAATTTCGCTGTCACGCCTCACTGACGAGACCGGCACGCCCTTTGCGGGAGGCCTGCCGAAGAAGCTCGCTGTCGGCGAAACATTCGTCGCCTACTTCCCTTATCCCAGTCAGTTCCTCGACGAGCCGATCGTGGATATTGGCTTTGTCGATACGTTCGGAAAGCATCACTGGGCGCCGCGGAAGAAGCTACGAGTGCAGCGGCGAAAACAGCTCGAAGAGCACGGCGCTACCGCGGTTCAACGCCGCGAGCAATTAACCCGACAGTGATCAGAAGCAGCCCTGCCCGGCGCCGGCGCTTGAACGTCGACCAGCTGATGCCGCGCTTGTAGGCCGAGTCCTCGACGTCCCGACCGATCGCGCGCCAGAACGCCCACCACAGAACGACCCGGGCGAGGTCGGCCTCGTCCGTCAGGTATTCGAGCGGCCAGGCAATCGCCTCGTTGCAGCGAGATATCTCTTCGGCCGTGACGCGCCGGCGCGCGAGCTTGTCCCAGAAGTCAGCACGCCGTTCCGCGAAGTCGTCGTGGTCGTCGAATTCGTGCAGGTAATCCGGCCAGGCGGTGGCGCCGCCGCTGCCGCCATCGAGGCGGCCGAGAACCTCGAAAGCCTCGATCATGCGGATGCCGACCCACTCCGGATACCAGATGTCCGGCACGACGCGCGGCGGCGGTGCGTCATCGAGCGGATGGTGCTCGTTGTCCTCTGCGCGCATCGCGAGGAGCTGTCGGCGCTCCCCAGGGCTGAGCGGACGCGCTGCCATCAGAACGGCGATGTATCGTCGAGCGGGATAAGGTCGCTCTGTCTCACATCTGTCTCACCAGCGGCTGTGTTTTGTCCCGCTGAACCGCCTGTTTGTCCTGCATCACGCGCCTTCTGTCTTAATCCTGTCCCTGCATAGGACAGGTCGAAACCGTTCACCGGGCGTCCCGTGAAGCAGACGAACGGGTTGTCGACGCGGATGATCTTGCGATCGACGAAGAGCGTTGCCGCGCGATCGACGGCGCGCCGAACCCGCTGGTCGCGCTGCTTCTGCTTCTTCTCGACTTCTTCCGGCGCGCCTTCCTTGTCGTCCTCGCCTTCGGGAGCGATGCGCGCGAATTCCTCACGCCACTGCTCCTTGCTGACCATCTTGGAACCGGGCGGTGCCTTGAGCGACGGCGCCGCCATGACGCCGTGCTTGATCATCGCCTCGCACAGAGCGTGCAGCGCCAGGCGCGTGTTCTTTGCGGTGATCGTGACCTCGCCGGTCGACTTAACCTCGTCCTGCAGCTTCTCGTATTCATGCTGCGAAGGCTTCTCGACGATGCAGGACGTGATCTCCTCGTTGTCGGCGTCGGTGCCGAGCTTTACCTGCTTCAGCACGAAGCGCCATTTCGTGCCGCTGAGGCCTTCCTTGACCTTCTTCGCCGTCGCCTCGCGGATGATCCGCTTGTCCGCATCGCGCTCCTCGGTCTGACCGACGAGAATGATGTCCTCGACATCGCCGACAAGGGACGAGTGCCCGCGGATCTTGTCGCCCTCGGCATTGAGGTGATGGACGATCAACGCACCCGATTCCGTTTCCTGCGGAATGCGGCGCGCGCGCTTGAGAACCGGACCGACGCTCGAGCTGTCGTTCTCCTTCATGCCCGGCGTCACGGCCGAGAACGTGTCGATGATGGTCAGCACAACCGGAACGCCGAATTCCGCCTGGAACGCCTTTATGTCCGCTATCAGCGCGTTGCAGTCGTCGTCGTTGACGAAGAAGTTGATCCGGCGCGGGATTGTGACGAGCGGAACACGCTCGTCGAACTTGATCCCGAAGTGCTTGGCGTAGGCCGGCCACCGCAGCGTAATGACGCCGATGCCGCTTTCGGCCGCGACATAGAACACGCCGCCCTGGAGGGTCTTCTTGCCCATCCAGTCGGCGCCGGTCGCGATCGCGCCGGCGAGATCCGTTGCAAGGAAGCTCTTGCCCGACTGGCTGGGGCCGGCCATCACGCCGACCTCGCGGCGGGCCAGCACGCCCTTTACCAGCCACTCGTATTTGAGCTCGGTCTTCGGGATGTCCTGCCAGAGGACGCCGCCGAGCTTCGACTTGAACGGCGCCTTTTCAACCTTGCGCGCGCTCTTGTCGACGAGGTCATAAAGCGCGTCAGCGTTGCCGCCCTTGCCCTTCCAATCGGTCAAGTCGCCCTTTTCCGGGAGATCCGGTAGAGACAGGCGGCGAACGCGCTTGGCGACGGCGAGCAGCTGCTGTGCGACGGCGTCGGCATGCTCGCGGCCGGCTTCGTCATTGTCGTTGATGATCACAACGTCGGCGCCGGTAAAATACTGCGCGAGCTCGGGCCACCACTTGCCGGCGCCCATGGGATTGCAGGTCGCCGGCACGCCCATCTCATCGATGGCGTTGTCGACGTCCTTTTCTCCCTCAAGGTAAAAAACCGTCGATCCGTCCTTAATCGCCTCGATCAGCTCGGGCAGTCGGTACGGAACCATTTCCGCGCCCTTGCTCGACCAGACCCATCCGTTCTTGATCTTCTCGTGCGGATCGTCGGGAAGTGGCGGCCGGCGCTGCAGGAAAGTCTTTTTCGGGCCCATGCGGCAGACTTCGAACGACAGGTCGCCGTTGCCGTCCGTGTATTTGTAGACCTTCACGATCTCCTGCCGCGCGCGGGGCGCGTCGGCACGATCGTCGGTGTCAAACGGAGGCGGCTCTTCATCACGGCCGCCGGAGGTGACTGAGCGGCTTCCGCCACCGACCGGCAGGCGGAGTTCGTCACGCATCCAGGCGATGGCGTCGGGCTTGTCGAGGCCGCGGGTCATCTTGATAAGGTCGAGCACCCCGCCGCCGTCCTGCCGCTCGTGATCCTTCCAGACACCTTTTTCGAGATCGATCGAGAACGAGCCGTTGGTTCCGAAGCGCAGCTCCGTCTTCGACGAGAGACCCTTGTTGACCTTGGAGCGCGTGAGCCTCTCCAACTCGGTCGTCAGCGCGTTGACGACCGCTCGCATATGCGTGCCGAGATCCTTGTCGTCAGCCACGCTGAACCTCCGGCTTGATCACCCTGCGCTGCGCGAGGGCGGTCAGGACGGCGTCGAGAACGAGCTCGTTCCACCATCGGCAATCCATCGCCGTTTCGATGCTGATCTTGGCGCTGTAGAGATTTGTCGCCTGCCCTATCTCGTCCCAGGAAATGTCCGGGAAGGCGTGGCGCAGTGCCTGCGCGACATAGTACTTGCCGCGCGTCGGCCCGGCCCATGCGAGCGCGGTTTGCTGCGCAATCCGCACATCCCGGATCGTTGGCTGGTCGATGTCGTCCCTCAAGCTCGGGCGGTATCTCATTAAACCGCTCCCGCATAAGCGCGAGGCGGCGGCGCGGGAGGCTCGTCCCGACGCTGGACGTCCTGAAGGCCGACTTCGCCGGCGGCTACGGCACGAACCAGCGCGAGCAGCTCATCGACCTCGTCGCGAACGGCGTCGTCGTTCTCGTAACGCGCGGACCATTTACGCACCGCGTGGAGAACGGTTGTGTGATCCTTCCCGCCAAAGCGACGTCCGATGTCCGGTAGCGATCTCGTCGGCCACACGATGCGCGTCACGAGCATTGCCAGCTGCCGTGGCCGCACGAAGTGCATCCTCCTCGAGCTGCCGAGGATGTCGCGCCACTCAATCCCGTAGAAGCGGGCGACGATCTTCTGAACCAGCGCCACGTCGAGGATGGGCAGCTTCGGGGAAACAGGCGGGCGCGGCTCGATCGGCTGCAAGCTTTCGGGCGCCGGCTCGGGCTCTGGCGGCGCAGGCGGCTCCTCAACGGCCGGCTTCTCGATCTTCCGCGCGCTCCGCTGACAGACCTGCAGCAAGACCGCCGAAACGCCCTCGTCCCGGAAGGCCCTCAGAACCTCCGGGGCGTAATGACGCTCGGTCCATGTGGCGAGAAACCCGGTCGGGGCCGACAAGAGCAAGCGGCCGTCGTCCGACACGCCCTCAAATTCAATGAGCTTGAAGAAGTTCGCGAATGCATCGGCGCCGATCGAGCGCTCGATCTGTTGCCGAACCGCGGGCCAGGCTGAGCGGGCATCGGTCATGATGCATCGTCCAGGACTGCGTCGTACATGTTATCGGCCGCGATGACCGCCACCATGTGTTCGATGAGCTCGGCCTTGGTGACGCCCCGGCGCTTCGCCTCGGCAGCGATCTTCTTGTGAAGTGTCGGTGTCAGTTTCCGGCGCGGCGCCTTCGGAACATCGACCCCGTTGCGCTGGCATGCCTTCCGCAGGGCCTCGGTGCTCTCGTAGCCATACTTGCCGGCGATGGCGCCCAGCTTCATCTTGCCGGACGACAAGTCGGCCTTGACGCCGTTCCCGACGCGGCTCCATTCAACCCTCCGCCCCACGGGTCAAACCCTTCTGACGCGCGCGTCGTAGTGACGGCTGCGCTCGCGCGGCTGATAGGCGATCTGTGCGTGTCGGCTGCAGTAAACCTCGTCTGGCGATCCTGTGTCGGCTCCGCAGAACCTGAATTCCTCGGTTCCGACATCACCGCGCGGCCAACGGCAACAGCGCACGCGCAGCTGCATCAGTGTCATTCCCTCGCTCGCGACGGTGTCGGCTGGGAGATCCGTCATCTCGGTCGGCGCCAGCATGTCGTCGCCGTCGGTCAGATCGCGCGCCACGCGCCGGACAAGCTTCTTCGGCGGCGTCGGCTGGGACTCGGCGGAAGAGCGAGGCGCCGAGAGGCGCGGGAGCGTCGGTCGCGCGCGCGGCTTTCGAAGCGGCGCCGCGGGGGATTTCCTGTGGCCGAGCGACAGCCCTATACGGTTCACCTTGCCGATCACGGCGTTACGGGTGAACTGCGCGCGGGGGATTTCGGCAGCGATCTCCGACGCGGTGCATCCGCTGGCAAGGAAATGCCGCAGAAGCCCGACCCTCGCCTCGGTCCAGATGCCGGCCGGCTCCGACATTGAGATTTGTTGAAGCTTCGCGACGTCGGTTTTGGGCAGCGCGCTCGGTATCTCCGCGGCCGCCGGGGCATCGACTGCCTCGACCGGTTTCTCGTTGGTCTCGGGGGCATCAATTTGGGATACCTCGTCCAGCGACGGCTCGTCGCCGTGCAATGGCGCCCGCCCCTTCATCTGATTGGCCGCAACCTGCTCGGCCTGCTTGAGGGCATGCGTCACGCCCCTGGCGGTCATGCCGCAGCCGATCGCAAAGGCGATATCGGCGTTGCCCAGCTCGGTATGCTTTGACAGGTAGACCGCGTCCGCCCACCGTTGCTGCACCGCGGTCAGATCGAGATTCTCCGGCGGGAGCATGATGCCTGGCAGATTGCTGGCACGCGTGGCGGTTTCGTTCATCGCTCGCGCGCTCCTGAATATCGTGAGGGCTTCCCACCCTCTTGTCCGGACGGCCCGGATGCCTGGGAACAAACTTCAATTGGAAAAGCATCTGGACGATGGGTAACTACGTCTTCATGGCGCACCTCCTTGGTTGAGCCGCCAGCAGGCGCCCCGGATTGCTCGACGCCGCGCGCTTCTTGCGGCACGCATTTCTTCGGCGGAGCTTCAGCCGCTTCTACTCGGCTGCGCTCCGCCTGCGGGGGACGGGGTCTCGTGTCCAACACGCCCACCGCGGCCGGACGGACCCCAGCTTCCCCAAGACGCCCGCCGGCAATTGATGTTGCGGGTCCGGCCGCAAAGCCGAATTCCCGCTCGAACGCTCCGCGCCAGTCGATCGGGCCCGTCATTGCATGAGCTCCGAGCCGAGATCGGCGAAGGTGATTTTCTTGCCGGCGCGCACCAGCGTGGCGACGCGGGACAGAATTCCGATGCGAACGGTCTGGGCCTTCTGCAGATCGGCGGAGATTTCGGCGGCGTCACGAGCCGCGGCGGCGCGTTCGGCCTCGAGCCTGCCGACCAGCGCGCGGATCTCCGCCTCATAGTCGGCCATGATCGCGAGCAGGCTCTTAGCGGCTGCCAAAGACTCTGCGTCCTTACGCGTCTGGCCCATTGACCCCGCGATAACTCGCTGCAGGTCGCCCTCCGACCGGACATGTGCCAGTTCTAGCCCTTCCAGAATTCGGGCTTGTCCGCGGGCGAGGCCGAACAGGTCGAGCGCCAGTTCTGCGAATGCGCGGTCGGGCAGCGGGCGCTCGCTCATCGCTGGCTCCTTCCCGCCGTCGGATAGAGGATCGGTCGAATGGCCTTTTCGTTGAATTCGACGAGCAGCAGGAAATGTCCCAGCCGGTCGAGAATGTGCGCTTCGTCGGCCCGCACCGTGTCCGGCGGTAGACCGAACTTCGCGCGGACACGTTCGCGCTGCTCCATGTCAGCGGACAGCCGATAAACGAGGTCCGTCATTTCCCGCAGCTTGACCTTGCGGCCCGGTACCGGCGCCGGCGGTTCGATAACAATCGTTGCCGGGTCAATGGGCGGATCGAATTCGTAGGTTTCGGCGTCGCTCATGTCGTACCTACAAGCTTGAGCTGGCCGGACTTGAAGAATACCGCCGAGGCGTAATCGTGCACCGCGCAGGCATCCGCGCGATTGTCGTCCCACTCGGTGTCGGGAAAGTATTTGAGCATGTGGCAGCGCTCGACGGTCTTGCGCTTGGCCTCGTCCCGATCGCCCCATTTTTTGCGGCCGGTGAAATGCCCGCGGACGTCTGCGACCTCGCACGCCTCGGTCCGGACTCCGTAGCAGGCAAGCACCGCATGGGCCGCGCCGACGAGCTGGTGGGTAAGATCGGCGGTGTGCGCCGCGTTCCCCATGTGCATCATCTGCGCTGCGCTGTATGCCGCCTCGATCGCCGCGAAATCGGGCGCTCCCCTCTCCTCGAACAGGTCGCGCAGGAAGCGCGCAAGATTGCGCGAAGCGCGCGTCTTCTCGTCGGAGCCCTTCTTCAGCCGCCACGATCCCGAGTCGACACACTCGACCTTGCCGGCGGGGCCATAAGCCCAGCCGGTGGTCGTCGAAAGGTCGAGTGCGAGGATCGTGGCCATGGCGAACGCCGTCAGTGCGTTTTCTTGAGATCGACGACTTTGCTGTCGCCGGCCTTCGCGCCCGGCATTCCCTTCGGCTTGTCGCGCTGAACCGCCGCCTCACCGAGCGGCAAGTTCGCGAGATCGCCCAGGGCATCCGTGTATTGCTCGTAGGTCTGCTCGTCCTCCTCGTCGAGGTCGGCCGTAAGCGCTGCGGCTCTGCGCTCGAGCTCGCGCTCCTTGAGCTTCAGCTTCAGGATATTGACGTCGACACCCTGCGACTTGGCTTCCGCCAGGACTTTCGCTTTCGCGCGGGAGATCACGCCGGCGTCCTGCATGTATTTCCCATGCAGCGAGGCCTTTTCCTGATCCTTCTTCTCGATCTTCTTGATGAAGTCCGCGAGCATTTCGGCGTCGATTACGTTCTTGTCGGACATCTGTCCCCTTCCCTTCCTTCAGGCCAGCCGACATCGCGGCCGCTAAACGGCGCCTCCGGTCAGGAGGAGCTGGTACGCTTTCGGTGATCGGGTGGAGGGTGACCGCGCAGCCGGATTTTAAGCCGCGTGCGCACTCTCCGTCCGTACAGCTTGACAAGTTCCGCCGTCAGCAGAACCGGGTACGCGAGGAGCAACAGTTTCGGATTGAGCCGCATTTGCCCCCTTCACGGCTCGCAGGACCTGCTCTTCCAGGGCCAGCCGCCGCTTCTGTTCGTCGATTTCGGTTTCGAGAGCGGCGCAGAGGCGCCGGTACAGGTGATACCGGTCGGTGACCTTGTCGCCGCGGTCGAGCTTGCGCAGCCAGGAGCCGAGCCCGTGTTTCTCGCTGATCTCGGCGATCGCCCGCTCGCGTGTCGTGGTGCGCAGCGTGGCCAGCGCAATCAGGCGCTTCGCCAGAGCCCGCCATTCCGCAAGAACTTGTGTCGGATCAGTCAGATCGCTTTCACGATCGAGGACAGAAGTTTCACTCATGGCACGCTCCGGATATGCGAGAACCCGTGCCGCGGCGGACGTTCGTTGAAGGGCTGAAACGATGTTCGCGAATAAACCTCATCAGGCGGTCGCTCCCGCCTTGTCCGGCGCCGGCGGTACCGTCGGGTTCTCATCGAAAAACCAAGCGTCATCCCACGCGATGCCGCGATCCAGCGCGGCGTTGCGGATGTTGCGCATCTCCGTCTCGTTGAACACGAGATCGATCTCAGGATCTTCGATGCGGGAGATGCGGGTCTGCGAACAGCCGGCGATCCCGGCGAACTCCGCTTGGGTCAGCTCGAAAATCTTGTCGCGAATAAACTTGGCGTTCGTCATGTCGCGCAAAATATGCGCGTTCGCATGTTCATGGCAAGCGAAATTTATGCGGTCACGCATTAGCCTTTCACATAACGCAACTGCATAAAGCCTGCCATGGCACGTCAGTCGAAGTCCGATATCGCAAAGCTGCTCCGTGAGATCATGCTCACAAAGCGCTGGACCCAGTCCCGCATTGCGGAGGAATTATCCACGCCCGACCGGGTCGTTTCGCAGTCGCGCGTTTCGCGCTGGCTCAAGGACGAGGTTCCCGAGGGGCCGACTTACACGGCGATCGTCGCTCTTCACCGGCAGGTGATTGGCGGGAGCGAACTCGAGGATAACGGCGAAGGCGCCGATATCGACGCGGTGACGCGCGCGATGCAGAACGGCCTTCAGCTCGCCGGCACGGTGGAGGCTGGTGCTTTCCGCAAGGTGGACCTGCTCAACCAGGAAGAACTGAAACGGATCCCGATCACGAAAGATGCGCGTTTTCCCCATCTCAGCCAGTACGCCTGGCTTGTCCGTGGGGATAGCGCGGATCTCGCCGGCATCCGAGACGGCATGTACGCGATCGGCGCCCTGTTCGGCGACTGGGTCGAGTTCGAAGGCGAAGACACCGGCGGCCGATTTGTGATCATCCAGCGCACGCGCGATGACGGAGCCGAGATCGAGTTGACCGTCAAAGAGCCGAAGTTTTTCTCCGACCGGATCGAGCTGCACCCCAAGTCGTCCAACCCGAAGCATCAGCCGATCGTCGTCCCCCGCGATACCAATCCGGAGGATGCCGACGAGGTTCGAATCATCGCCGTGGTTCTGAACGCCGTAACAGTTTTCTGATTTCGGCCGGCGTTAGCCCGGCCGAATCGTCTTTGTCCAAGCTCGGATAACTCAGCTGGTGTGGGCTTAACGCCCACCAAGAACACCAGCGTTTATTGATGGGAGTCTACGCGCGCGCACGCGAGGCGCGACACCGCCGCAAATATTTTTATGCGCGTCCGCATTTTCCTTCTTGCCCTTATATGCGTGTTCGCATATCGTCCGCCGGGTCGAACAACCGGAGGACGCCATGTCCGCCCTATCTCTTCGGGTGCTTTCCGAGGCCGCTGATGTCAGCCGCCGATACAGCGTTGAACATGATCTGACGCCGCAGGAGCGCCGCATCTGCCGGCGCGCAGCCTACTCCGTTTTCGACTTTTCCGACATCGAACGCCTGCTTCTGCCGGCCGACTCCGACGACGCCGTGCGCGCATGGTTCCGGGGCAATTCGCACGCCGCGATCACCGCCGCCCTCCGGTCCGCCAAGGCGCTGAGCAAGCGCAACCGTCGCGATCCGTTCGGCGGCGACCTCGCCGGCCAGGCCTACGCCGAGCTGCGCATCGCCTACGTCTGGTTTCGCGCACTTCAGTTCCGCCTGCGCGCGGCGCCGAACGTCGTCGTGCTCCGCGCGGGAGCTGCTGCATGACCGCGCTCGCACACACACCCACAGTCGACGCTGAGCGCAACGAGAAAGCGGCGCAGTTTTTCGAACACATCGAGAAGGCGCGCGCCGCCGGTAAGGACTGGTGGGCGGTCGCGCTCGAAAAGATGCTCAATGAGCGCATCGAGCAGGATCGTGTAACCCGAGTGATGGCGGCGGCTCTCGCCGGCATTGTCGGCCCGTACCGCGACATGACGGACGACGAACTCCGGGAGGCGCTGAAGCCTGTACCCGGCACGACCATGAACAGAATCAGCGCTGAGGCAGCGCGCATGGTCCTTGGTGCCCGCGCCGCTCTGACCAAAGCGGAGGGCGTGTCGCATGGCTGACCTCGCCGCCCTCACGATCTTCGCCGCCATCGGCGGCATGTGCCTGCTCGCCATTCGCAGCGAAAGCTCGTCCGCACGCCGTCGGCGCGCGCCCAGGCCCAAGCCTGATTCCTACCCGCACGAACACCTGCAGGGAGTGTCCAAATGACGAAACGTGCAAGGCGCGCAGCGCCGAAGGCTGTCAAGGCGCCCGCCGTCGTGATCGAGGACACCGCGGAAGCGGCGGCCGAGACCCCGGTCCAGAAGATGCAGGATCTTCATTGCCGGCTGATCTCGCTCAGCGGTGAGATCCGGGACGCTGGGCTGTCCGTCATGGAGGACGCGCTCGCCGCGCGCGCCGACGCCGACGCAATGGAATCCGTCGCCTCATCGTACCGCGATGCCCTTGAGACTCACGTCGAAGAGCTTGGTCAGATCAAGGCGCACTACGACGAAACGGGCGATTTCCGCATCAAGCAGACGCTCGCCGTAATTACGGCCATTGCCGCCCAGGCGTTGTCGCTGACCACGGTGCACGACGACTATCGGCCAACGCGCGCGCCCGAGCCGAAGGAGCCGGAAACGCCGCCGCGCGACGATACCTCGTCTACCGACGAGGCCCCCGGCTCGGACGCAGCGGAAGCTCCGGAGCCGGCAGAAGAGGAATTCACCGAGCAGAACGCGCAGGCCGCGCGCTGGCTGGACGAGATTGAAAGCCAGATCACGCGTGGCGAACAGAAGCCGGCGCTCGTGTTCCAAGCCGATGATCTTGAGCCCGTGCCCGCGAGCATCCGCCGAGATCTTGCGCCGGTGGAGGAGCCTCTGCGCAAGAACGTCCGCACGGCGCCGAAGCCTCCACCATTTCTCGCCGGGCTGTTCGCTGCATTCGGCTGGATCATCAACACTCTTCGTGGCCGAGATCCACTGCCGCAAGAGACGCTCGCCGCCGAGGGCGCGAACTGATGCGCGCGCCCGTTCCCAACGTTCTGCCGTGCACGGTTTCGCGCGGCGAGAACGTCCGGCTGATGCGTCCGGACGGATCGTCGATCTGCGGGTTTCACAAGAGCGGCGGATCGCACGCCCAGGCGATCGTGAATGCCGAGGCGACTTTGACCGCGCTGACGATGCACGACTCCATGCGCGCGCTGGTCTTGGAGGCTGCGCGCATTCTCGACGTCATCGGTGACGATGCCACCGTCGCTTACCGCGACGAGCGTGGATCGCTTGTGCTGACTTCGTCTCACGGGTGGCAGAAGCGCTTCGCTGCGCTTTTCCCTGAGACATCACAGGGCTCTTGCCAAATGGGGCAAGAGGCGGCGGGCACCAGAACGCCCGCGAGGATGGTCGGCGCGTTGCCGGCTGAGGCCGGATTAGAGGGGCAACCTTCGGTGACTCCGGCTCTGACCGCCAAAAGCGGCGCGAACGTCGGTGAACAGGGCGCAGTTCTGCCCGTAGACGTGACGGGCGGAGAGAGTGCCGCAACTCACCAAGCGCCAAGGGCCAGGCAATGACGAGCCGCAAACACAGCGGCCCCCGCCGTCCCGACACCAACCGTTTCATCGTTGCCGGCGAATCCGGACTGAAGGCTCTGCCCTATTGGCTGCAGCGCCGGAACGAATTCAACCAGTACGGCATCCACCCCCACGACAGGTGCACACGCTACTCTCTGACGCGCGTCGATGATCCAGGCGCCGACTGGGCCAAGGTGCGCGATCGTTGCGGCCAGATTGTCGTTACGAAGACCGAGCACGACGAGGCGGTCGAGACCTGCATCCGGACCGAGCTCCGCCGCCGCGGCTTCGATTATGTCCCGAAGCCGAGCCAGGCAGAGGAGGCGTCGTCATGAAGCGCCCTCTCCTGCTCGCTGCAGCCGCGCTCCTCGCGGTGATGCTCTGCCTCATCGTCCCCCTGACGGTGGCGAAAACGTCATTCAGCCACGCGGTCAGCACCATCCGACACGGAGGTCTTCGGTGAGAGATTCGGTCTACGTCGTCGGTCGTCATTACCCGCAATACCCGGCGCTCGAACTGCAGGTCCTCCGGCCGTCCGCCGCGCGGTGGGGCGTGATGTCGACGCACAAGTTCGCGGAGGGCGATGAGAAGTCCGAGGGCGCCGCGCGCGATGCCGCCGCCCGAGCGGAGACCGCATGGCGGGACTGCGGCTCGTTCAACGACAGCGAATTCCGCATCGTCGATAGCCGCAAGGCAAAGCACCTCTCGGAGGTCGCCCCATGCTGAGGGATGTCTGCGCGCTTGCCGTTCTCATCTGTGCCGTTCTGCTGCCGATCGTCGTGGACGGTGACGTGACCGCCGTCCAGGCGATCGCGGCGAACGCGGCCCTTCTGTCGGGAGAGGACTAGTCCGATGGAAGGGCCGCAGGAACCCATGACCGAGCTGGAGCGCGCGAAGAAGAACCGCAGCCAGACCCATTATCGCGGCAGCATTTACAAGCCGCATCAGGGTTCGCGCGAGCAGCTGCGGCGTCAGCGCCAGCTCGAGGCCCAACGCCTCAAAGAACAGAGCCGAAAGGATTCCGAATGAACGCCGGAGCAATCACGCATGTCCTGTGGGTCATAACCGCCGCAGGCGTCATGACGCCGCGCGCTCAGTCGCGGTCCGAGGCGGACACGAAGTTCGCGCTTTACCGCGACCAGCCCGAGACGCGAGCCGTGTACCTTTTCGAGTACCGGGATCGCGGCCTGCAGATCGTGCGCGAGCACATCAGGGAAGACCGGGAGGCGCTGCCTGCATGAGCGTCCTGCCCGCCGATTACGCGCCAGGCATGATCGACAAGATGGTTCCGAACCATCTGCGCGACGGTCTGAGGCGCTATATCGAGGACGGTGTCCGGCCGGGCTCGGGCATTCAGGCTGTCCTCAGTAACGACATGCTGCGCGCGGTGTGCGCGCTTGACGACACGGCGCTCGCCGGCCTGCGGGACTTTGCCAAGTTCCTGCACAATTACGCACCTTCGGATTGCTGGGGCTCTGTCCAGAAGATTGACGCGTGGATCTCCCATCAGGGCCTCATGGGGAGAGAGCGTTGATCGAACGTCACGACATCACATCGCCGGAACAATGGCGCGGCCTGCGCCAGGCCGACATGACCGCCTCGGTGGTCGGCGCCCTTTTCGGCGTCCACGAGTACCAGACCGCCTACGGTCTCTACATGCTGAAGTCCGGCCGGATCGAGGATGATCCGGAAGAATCCGAGGCCATGCAGCGCGGGCGGCTGTTGGAGCCGGTTGCAGTCGAGCTCCTGCGCGAGAAGCACCCGGAGTGGGAGATCACCCGGCCCGGCGTATACCTCCGCGACCCGGATCACCGGCTCGGAGCAACGCCTGACTGTTTCGCGGACTGTCCGAAGCGCGGCCTTGGCGTCGTCCAGATCAAGTCGGTCGAGGCCTCGATCTTCTACAGCAAGTGGCGGGACGCGGAGACGCGCGAGATCACGCCGCCGGACTGGATTTCGATCCAGGCGATTATCGAGGCCAGCCTTGCCGGCGCCACATGGGCCGCGGTCGCGCCGCTGGTCGTCAGCCATGGCCTCACGATGCCGCTGGTCGAGGTGCCCATCCACGCCCGCATCGTCGAACAGGCGCGCGCGAAGTCACTTCAGTTCTGGCAGATGGTTGCCGACGGCCGCGAGCCGCCGCCGGACTATGCGCGCGACGGCGACGTGCTTTCCCGCCTGTACGCGCAGGACGACGGCGGGCACGTCGATCTTTCGAGCGACAATGAGCTGCCGGTCCTCGCCGCCGAACGCGACACGCTATCGGACGAGATCAAGGTCCGCTCCGACCGCCTGGACCAGATCAAGAACGTCTTCAAGGCCAAGATCGGTGACAAGGCATCGGCCTCGCTCGCCGACGGCCGCGTGGTGACGAACAAGACCACGCACCGCAAAGCCTACGAGGTGAAGGCGACGAGCTATCGCGCGCTGCGGTTCGGCTCACCCAAGAACTCATTTGCCGCCGGCATCGGAACGGAGGGTCCGTTCTGATGATCGTTGACCTCAAGAGCGGGCGCGAGCTCGCACCGGCCGAGGCGGCGGCCGGCCACAACAAACCGCCGCTGCCCGAGCGCCTGGCGCTCGACTATGCGGACTTCGTATCCGAAGCCGAGCAGCTGGCGGAACGCGCCAACGCTCTGCCGAAGACCATCACCAGCGACGAGGAACTCGGCGCGACCGGTGCCGTGGTGAAAGACGCGCGCGATCTTTTCAAGCGCGTCGAAGACACGCGCGTCGAGGAGAAGGAACCGTACCTCACAGGCGGAAAGCAGGTCGACGCGTTCTTCAAACCGCACATCGACAGATGCGAGCGGATCATCAAGTCGCTCGAAGACCGGGGCGGCATTTTCCAGCGCGAGAAGGCCGAGAAGGCGCGGCGCGCTGCGGCCGAGGCCTCGCGGATCGCGCAAGCAGAAGCCGCCCGCCAGGCAGAGATCGCCAGACGCGCGGAGGAAGCCGGCCGCGCCAAAACGGCCGCCAAGGCCGAGGAAAAGTCTGAGGCTCTGCAGCGCCAGGCGGAGGACGCCGAAGTTGTCGCGCAGGCCTCCACAAATGACCTCAGTCGCACCGTCACCGCGACCGGCATTACCGCAACAGCCAAGGAAGAGTGGACTTTCGAGATCACCGATCTCAACCAGATCCCGCTTGACTCGCTGCGCGCCTTTTTCGGCGTCGATGTGATCGAGAAAGCCCTCCGTCAGTACGTCCGCAAGAACAAGGGCAGCGCGCCGCTAAACGGCGTTCGCTTCTTCCAGCAAACGAAGGCGAACTTCAAATGAGACGCGACGAAATCACAATCGTCCACGCAATTACCGACGACGGCAAGCGCACCTTCGAAGTGAAGGTCGGCGACGAAACGACGGGCATCGTTACGCTCGGCGAAATGCTCGAGCAGCTGTTGTCGCTGACGTCGATCGAACCGGCCCGCGCGCGATATCCGATGCAAACCGAAGACGAGTGGGCCGACCGCGAGCAGCGCGGGATCAATCGTGCCGAACAGCGCAACGGCGAGGAAGTCACGGCCTTCCTGAGAGTCCCTATTCCTGAAGCTCAACGCTGGATCGATGGCTTGGCCGACGTCGCTCTCTGGTGTCGCGGCTACATGGCCGCGAACCCGGACCCCGCGAACGGTCCGATCAGCGTCGACATCCTGTCGACCGTCAACCTCAGCCTGAAATCCGCAATCCGAAAATCCGAGGAGAACTGCCGATGAGCGGCAAGAACATGCTTCAGACCAGCGACGTCGAACACCGCATCGCCGGCAAGATCGACCAGAGCGTCACCGGCCGCCTCGAAATCTCGCAGCAAGCCGGCGGCCTCGCATTCGTCAGCGTGCAGGAGGTGATGGAGTTCGCCAAGATGATGGCGGTCGGAAACATCTCCGTCCGCAAGCATCTGCGCGGCAATGTCGGCGCCTGCCTGGGCGTGACCATTCAGGCTGTCGAATGGAAGATGTCGCCCTACGCGGTGGCCAACAAGAGCTATCTCGTCAACGACCAGCTTGCGTACGAGGCGCAGCTCATCCACGCGGTGGTTCTCTCCCGCTCCCCGATCAAGGGGCGGCCGCAGGTCGAGTATACCGGCGAAGGCAATGAGCGCGTCTGCCGAGTCTTTGCGGAGTTGAATGATGGGTCGGGACAGATCGTCGAGTACGAGTCCCCTCCCTTCGGCAAGATCCAACCGAAGAATTCCCCGCTCTGGAAGAACGATCCGGACCAGCAGCACTGGTACTACAGCGTGCGCGCTTGGTGCCGCCGGCATTTTCCCGATGTCATTCTTGGCGTCTACGCCGAGGACGAGTTCGACGCGGCCGCGTTCGATGTGGCCGAGCGCGAGCGCCCGGCCGCGGCAAAGACGATCGGCGGTCGCCTCGATGCTCTGGTCGGTACCGACGAGGATGAGGAGGACGAAACCGGTCTGACGATCGAACACGAGCCGACCGGCAAAGAGGATGAGAGTTCCGAGGTCTCGGGCAAAGGGGATTTCACCGAGACCGACGAAGCCGACGCGCCCGGTCGCGCGTCGGAGGAGCCGGAGGCGTCGGACGAGCCATCCGAAGCCCCGGCTCCATCAAAGGCCGACAAGCCCGTCGTGACGGCCGAACAGGTTGCCAAGGCGAAAGCCGACGGTGCCGACGCGCGCAAGCGCGGCCGCAGCCGCAAGATCATTCCGGCCGCGTACCAGAACAGCGAGGAGCTGACGCAGGCATACCGGGATGGCTTCGACGACAGCACGGCGGAGGGCTGAGCCTATGGAACAGCTAATCCGCGTGGTCGATCTGGAAACGACCGGTTTCACGCCTCCCGAGGCCGCTGTGTGCGAGGTCGCATTTGTCGACCTGACCTCTTCCGTGGTCGGGGACGGATCGTGGCTCGTGGGCGAAATCTTCTCGCTGCTGTGCGACCCCGGCCACCCGATACCGCCCGAAACGTCAGCCATCCACCACATCATTGACGAGGACGTGGTCGAGCTTTTGCCCTTCAGCGACGTCGATGACGTTCTGACAGACGTGCCCGCGGGTACATCCGGTATCACCGCATTCGCGGCCCACAGCGCGAAGATGGAGCGCCAATGGATCACGGATGAGATGACCGGCGGCATCCCGTGGATATGCACCTACAAGTGTGCTCTGCGCATCTGGCCCACCGCACCCTCTCATTCAAACCAGGCGCTGCGGTATCTCCTGAAGCCTGAAGGCCTCGACCGCAGCGTAGCAAACGTCGCGCACCGCGCCGGGCCCGACGCCTATGTCACGGCCTTCCTGCTCCGCGAGCTTTTGAAACACGCGAGCATCGAGCAGCTCATCGAGTGGTCCGGTCAGCCGGCCCTGCAGTACCGCTGCCAGATCGGCACATGGCGCGGACGGCCATGGCACGAAGTCGACTCCGGTTTCCTGCGCTGGGTCGAAGGCAAGGACTTCGACGAGGACGTCCTGTTCACCGTCAAGACCGAACTCGAACGCCGACACGCCGAATGGGAAGCCCAACGCCGGCGCGACGCGGCCGAACAAGCCGCGGCGTCACCGGAACCAGCGACACGAGACGTCATCGATCAGGAGCTTCCGATCTGATGCGCCCGATATCGACCGACGACTTTGCCCTGGCCGGCGGCATCAAGCTCGACCCGGGCGCCGTGCCGGAGCTGCGCTGGATCGACATCGCCTCGCTGCGCGTAGACGAAACCTACCAGCGGCCGATTGAGCGCCGCGGCCGCGCCAACGTCTTTCGCATCGCGGAGAACTTCAGCTGGAGCAAGTTCGCGCCGATAGTCGTCTCCCCGGTTGAGGGCGGCCTATACGCCTTGATCGACGGCCAGCACCGCTGCACGGCCGCGCTGCTCATCGGCATCAAACAGGTGCCGGCCATCGTCATGGTGCTGACGCTTGCGCAGCAGGCGGCGGCATTCGCGGCGATTAACGGCAACGTCACCGCCATGACGCCGCTGTCCGTCCACCGCGCGGCCATTGCGGCCGGCGACAAGGACGCGCTGCGCATCGAAGGGGTCGCCAAAGCCGGCGGAGTGCGCGTTCTCGGCTATCCGACAGGAGAAAAGGATCTCAAGCCGGGCGATACCATGGCCATCGGCGCGCTGCGTTCGGCCGTTCGGCTGCACGGCGATGCCATCGTCACCCTGGCGCTTCGCTGCATCACGCAGACGAAGAACAATTTGCCGGGCGGCGTCAGCGCGGCGGCGATCAACGCCATCGTCATTACGCTCTCCAACCAACCGCAGCGCGTAACGCGCGCGACCAACCGCGTGATCGAAGCGTTCGACCGCATCTCGATCAAGCAGCACCTCGACAAGGCACGCACCGCCGACCGTGAGGCCGGACAGTCGATCTTCGCCAACCTTGCGCAACGGCTGACCAAGGCGCTTGAGCGCCATCTGGAGGCCGAGGCGTGA